GGCAGATCTTGGGTGGCCAGCAGACCTCGAGCTCCATGCGCTGCCACCGCATTTCCAGCTGGGCCTCGGCTGCACCGGGGCGCTTCAGCCAGATCTCGCGCTCGACGTCCTCGAATGGACGGGCGAGTTCGAACAGGGCTGCGACGCCTTGCCTCGGGGACTTAATCGTCCTGAGGGCTGACATTTCCTCGAGCCTCTCGAGGGCTGCATGCACCCACCACGGTGCGACCTTGTTCGCCTTGGCAATCTCGGAGACTGTCCGCATACCCTGGTTCAGGCACTTGGCGACGAGCAGGGCTCGCTCGTAGGTCGGGGCCTTCATGCGTCACCCTGGACGCGCTCGTAGCGCTTCTCGGAGTTCATGCGCCAGACCTTGTTCCTCTCGACCGATGCCTGCGAGATAGGCCGAGCGGTGACGGTGTTCCCGATCGACATGGCCGGGACACCTCGGAACGTGTCGGCATGCTGCCGGCAGTACCAGGGCCCTCCTCCGGTTGTCGAGAACGAGATCAGCCCTGCGTGGGGGCAATGCTTGCCCATGTCGTTCCAGCTGCAGCTGCTGGGGCGGATGGCCGCCAGAAGCGCGTTGTAGTCCTTCACGTCGTGACTCATGCTGCTACACCTCCCTGGTCGTTGCCTTTGGACTTCAATCGATCGAAGCACTTCTGCTTCAGCGTGTCGTAGCTGTCGCTCTGGTTCGCGAATATCCCGAGCTCTCGAGCCTTGCGGTCGATGCCCTGCGGCGTGGTCCACCAGACGTCTGTCGGCTTGCGCTCCTTCGCCGGTGCTGACGGTGGCGGGGAGATGACGTCCTTGACGATGGGGAGCAGGTACTTCGCGGGGATGGGCGTGGGCGGGGGCTTCTGCTGCCGAGCCCTGTCGACTGCCTCGGTCAGCTGCTCGTCGGTTGCACCCAGGTCGACGAGCTCGAGGGTTACGGGGTGCATTGCCGTGATCTGGACCCCAGCGACGCGCAGCTTGGCGGCGATCGCACCTGCCCGGGTGGCCTTCATCCCTGGGCCTGGGTTCGGAGCCTTGGCCGTTGCCCTGGATTCAGGAATCAGAGAATCAGGTATCAGAGAATCAGGAATCAGAGAATCAGGGGGTTTTGACCCCCCCTTCATCAGGGAAGGATTCTCGGATTCTGGGGTTGATGATGAGGGGGTGATTCTCGGAATTGAGTCCGATGATGAGGGGGCAATTCCGGGAACTAAGGTCAGAGGGGGCGCCGGGATGGTGCTGGCGGCCTCGAGGTAGTGGGGAGATTGGTGCTTGCGGAAGTTGATTATCTGGACGTAGCGCTTGCCGGCCACCTCGTACCTGACGATGAAGCCGAAGCTCGCAAGCTCTTGAAGTAGCGGATCAATGTCGACTGTGTCGAATGGCAGTAACTCGCCCTTGATGCGCTTGGGCCGGTCCTCAAACCGGCCCTCCCGGTCGGCGACCATCCATAGGCCGGGCCAGATGTACCTTGCCCAGATGCTGCACTCCGCGAGGTCCTCGTTTTTGTACATCCCCGGCTTGATGTTGCGTGCTCTGGCCATCTCACCATCCGATCGGTCGTGTCACCCCGTGGGATAACCCGGGGGCGACTTGGTTGGGAATGTGGTCGCCCATCTCAGGCGGCCCTGCGGTGACGCTGGCCGAACTTCAGCCGGAGGTACTCCCAGTCGGCATCCAGGATCAGGCTCTCGGCCTGCACCTGCCCGTGGGATTCGCGCTCGATCACGATCGCCATCTGCATGCTTGCCTTACGGTAGCCGGTGGCAATGTGCGAGATGTACTTCGGGGAGGTCTTGCAGCGGGCTGCGAAGGCCTCCTTGCCCGGGGGGCTGAGAGATTGCCAGTAGTCGAGAAGAGTCATGTCGTTCCTCAGTGGGTTGGTCGGGAGCGTCGTACGGTAGCAAGTTGTTCGCCAGAGCGCAAGTGCTACGTGTTCCACGTGGAGCGGCGAACACATACGAACACGTGCGGACGCAGCTGGACTCACCTGGACGCCCCTGGAATCACCAGGACTCAGGCAGACTCAGGCATCACACTCGAAAAATTATTTTCGCTGGGGCGGTATCAAGTGCTTGCATTCGGAAAGTAGCCTGTGCTATCTTGACGACTCGCACCACCCACTACCTTTCGGAGATCGAGATGAACAACACCAAGCTGCAGGTCTGGTACTCGAGCAAGGCCGCCACCTACCAAACCTTTGCCGGCAAGACCGTCGAAGCGACCGTCTCGGCGACCGACCGGGCGGGCAACCTGTATGCCGTCCTCGACGGTCCCGCCGGCCTTGTTGCGTGGGACTGCAACCCCGAGCACGACCCGATCCCCTGCGACCTGCTGCCGACCGAGCGTCCCGAGACAGACGGCCACCAGAGCGCCACCCTCGTCGAACTGAAGCGCGGCGAGTACGTGCGCCTCAAGATCAACGGTCCCGTCTGGATTCGCGGCCCCTACTGCCGTGAGAACAAGACCTTCGAACTGCACTCGTTCGACGACGCGAATCGAGTTCTCTGTCGCAAGGGCAGCACCTTGGTCTATCACGGGTTCACGTTCTAGGCCGACTCTGCTTGCCCCTGCCGGCGCGGGGGCAAACGGGGCAACTGCCCGCACTCAACCATTTCTCTCGGAGACAACACCATGCTGACGCAAGCAAACAAGCAGTGGGCCAACCGTCCTGACGATCAACGCTTCGCGAACCTGCTCGACCTGCAGGCCTTCGTCGAGGCCTCCCGGGCTCAGAGCCGCGCCGTCGTCGTGCCGAACCGTCGGCTCGAGGTCTGCCCGACCGAGGAGAACCAGGGCCTCGTCGTGACCGGCCCGAACGGCCACCCGTACACCCTGAACAACTGGTCCTTCGGCCAGCTGGCCAACCTTGCCGGCGCACATGCGAGCTACCTGCGCAGGCTGCCGGCGCCGCTGGCAGCGGACTGCATCAACTACGGGCTGCATGTCGAGCGCGACGTGCAAGAGCTCGGCTGCCTGATTCAGCGGGACGAGCAGGACTACACCTTCCGCGCCGCCACCGGCCCGAACTACGGCAGGATCTGGAACTCGGACGTGGTCCGCGGCCTCGTCGACCGTTTCGGCGACGGGATCACCGGGCAGTTCCGGGTCCCTGGCGAGTTCGGCCGGGCCGTCGAGGTGACCAAGCGCAACACGACGCTGTTCGCCTCGGACCGTGACCTCTTCGTCTTCCTCGCCGATGAGGAGCGCCGGATCGAAGTGCCGAACCGCCGCAACGGGACGTCCGGCAGCATGGCCCGAGGCTTCTTCCTCTGGAACAGCGAGGTCGGCAGCGCGACCTTCGGGATCGGCATGTTCCTCTTCGACTTTGTGTGCGCGAACCGTATCGTCTGGGGCGCCGAGCAGTATCAAGAGATTCGGATTCGCCACACTTCGGGGGCTCCGCACCGGTTCATCGAGCAGGCAGCCCCTGCGATCGAAGCCTTCGTCGAGAGCTCGACCAGCAACATCTCGCAGACGATCGCGGCCGCGCAGGTGAAGAAGGTCAGCGACCTGGACGCGTTCCTGGCCAACCGCAAGTTCACCGGCTCGCAGATCTCCGGCATCAAGCGGGCTCATCAGGAGGAAGAGGGCCGCCCGATCGAGTCGTTCTGGGACGTGACCACTGGCGTGACGGCTTACGCCAAGACCATCCGCCACCAGGACGAGCGAGTGTCCCTCGAGCGTGCCGGCGGCAAGATCCTCACCGACGCCGTAGCGTAACGGCCCTTCCAGGCCCTTCCCGCGAGGGGCCTGGGGGAGCACTGACGCTCGACACTCAATCAGGAGATGAACATGGAAATTCAGGTGAAGCTGAACCACGACGAGATCGAGACGATTGTCGTTGACGAGATGCATCGGAAGTTCCCTGGCTACAAGGCCTCGGTGACGTTCTCGAGCTACTACTCGTACGCGACGGTCGACCTCGAGCCGGTCAAGCTCGATCCGGTCCCCGCTCTCGTCGCCCCGCAGGCCGAGTAGGTCATGGCCAGCGTGCGCTACCCCACGCCCTGCACCTCAGCCTACTGCGGCAAGGTGCTCTGCGACGGCTGCCCGGTGCGGCCGCGCATGGTGCAGTACCAGGAGGCACAGGGCTCCCTGCAGGAGTACGAGGAGGGGCAAGAGAGGCTCCGCGCCGACAAGCTGGCAGGGCGCGGCATCTGGGCCCGATACGAAAGGGACGACCTGTGAGCTACGTTCACATGACCGACGAAGACCAAGAGATCTGCCTGGACCGGGCCATCCGCCGGTCCGCCCCGGGCGTGCATGCCCACTACCGCAACGTCAGGGCCGAGCAGAGCGATGCCATGATAATGCGGCACATCATGCGGGCGCGGAAGAACAACAGACTCGCACGGGCCGACTACCACGCCTTCCTCGAGAAGGCCTCGAGGCCGGTCCCGATGGGCTCGTTGCCGGCTGGCGTCGAGAAGGACATGGGCCTGAACCAGCCCGGCTTGAAGTGGACAGGAGACTGACGTGACTACAGAGCTCAAGCCAGAAGATCACGTGGCGAAGTTCCAGTGCAAGTACTGCCGGCACGTCCAGGCTGTCATGCCGGCAAAGGTCTGGCTCGAGGCCGGGGTGCTCAAGGGCACCTTCGGCAGCGATGCAGACTTCTGCGAGGTCTGCGACGGCCCGGTGGACTTCCTTCCGAAGGCTCACGGGGAGGTGACGCTGCCATGAAGCCGAGAAAGCGCGGGCTGCCGACAGCATCGGGTGTCGTCATCGTTCTGGTCTGGGTGCTCTACCTGCTCACGGTGATCATTCTTCTAACGAGGTGCGCAACATGAGTGACGACGAGGCGAAGGGAATCTTCATAGCCCTCGCATTGGCCGCGATCTTCTTCATCTGGTCGTGCGCCGATGCGATCGACAAGTGGGGCGAGCGGGACATTCATCAACCGAAGGCACAGGAGGTGCGCAAGTGAGCAGCGACGAAGCAAGGAATGACTGGCTGGAGGCCCGCCGCAGTGGCATCGGGGGCAGCGACGCGCCGGCGGTGCTTGGCGTCAGCAAGTGGCGCACGCCGTTCCAGGTCTGGCAAGAGAAGCGCGGCGAGCTCGTCGATAGCCCGACGAACTGGTCGATGCGCTGGGGCACTCAGATGGAACCGCTCCTTCGGCAGCACTACTCGGACGTCACCGGCCGAGAGGTGCTCATGCCGACGACGCCGCACCAGATCATCCGCCACCCGAAGTACGAGTGGATGCTGGCAACGCCAGACGGCGGGACCGTCGACAAGCGTCTGGTTGAGATCAAGACCTCGAGATCGACCGATGGCTGGGGCGAACCAGGGACCGACGAGATTCCGCAGGCATACCTCGTACAGGTGCAGCACTACCTGTGCGTGACCGGCTTTCGAATTGCTGACGTGGTCCTCGGAATCTACGGGAGCGAGCCGGCCATCTATCACGTCGAGGCCGACGACGAACTGCAGGAACTGCTGATAGAGGCCGAATCGCAGTTCTGGAAGCTCGTCGTGAGCGGCGAGCCACCGGAGACGACCTCCTACGCTGACGTCGTTGCGAGGTATGGCGGCAAGAGCGTAGCGAGGGCCGTCGTCGCCGACACCGAGCTCGTCAAGACGGTCAGCGAGCTCGCGCAGATCAAGGCCCAGATGAAGGGCCTCGAGGTCAGCGAGGAGGCCGCGAAGGCGGCGCTCATGCAGGCTCTCGGCGAGTCCGACACATTGGTCGACGCGGCCGGGAAGGTGCTCTGCACGTGGAAGGCCGCGAAGCCCGCTGCCCGGTTCGACGCCAAGTCCCTGCAGGCCGACAACCCTGTGCTCTACCAGAAGTACCTCAGGCTCGGCGAAGCCAGCCGGCGCTTTCTTCTCAAGTAACGTAACCAACGGAGGCATCATGCCCAACGAAGTCGTCGAACACAGCAACAATCCATTTGCCGGCGGCCAAGTCGCCACCCGCCCGTCCAACCCCATGGCCTCGAGCGACCAGAGCCGTGCGGTCGCAGAGGTGCAGGCAGCGATGATGATTGCCCGCGCCAACCCGCGTGACCAGATCCAGGCCATGGATCGCATCCTGCAGGCCTGCACGCGCCCCACGCTGGCCGAGGCCGCCCTGTACACGTATGCCAGGGGCGGGACCGAGATCACCGGGCCGTCGATTCGGCTGGCCGAGGCAATCGCCCAATGCTGGGGCAACTTCCAGTTCGGCATCCGCGAGCTCGAGCAGCGCAATGGCGAGTCGACGGTCGAGGCCTTTGCCTGGGACGTCGAAACCAACACCCGGCAGGTCAAGGTGTTCCAGGTTCCCCACGTTCGGCACACCAAGCGTGGCGTGACGCGACTGGAGGATCCGCGGGACGTCTACGAGCTAGTCGCCAACCAAGGCGCTCGCCGGCTGCGTGCGTGCATCCTGGGGGTGGTCCCTGGCGACGTTGTCGAGGCTGCAGTGAAGCAGGCCGAGGTGACGCTGAAGACCAAGGCCGAGGTGACGCCGGAGCGCATCAAGAACCTCCTCGAGAAGTTCGGCGAGGGGTTCGGTGTGACGAAGGAGCAGATCGAGAAGCGGATCCAGAGGCATATCGAGGCAATGACCCCGGCCCTCATGGTGAACCTGGGCAAGATCTACAACTCGCTCCGCGACGGCATGAGCAGTCCGGGTGACTGGTTCGAACCGGTCGAGGCTCCCGCGGCATCAGCCTCCGGGACGTCCCCGGCAGAGGCGCTCAAGTCAAAGCTGCGGTCCGCCAAGAAGGCAGAGGCGAAGCCAGAGCCCGCCACGGCATCTGGCACGGCATCTGCCGCCGGGGGGAGCTTCACACTCGGCGATGCTCTTGCCATGGTCAAGGAGGGAGACTTTGCCGGGGCAGAAGAGGTCGCGGCCATGCTTTCGCAGGAGGATGCAGGCGAGGTGTCCGCGGCGATTTTTGAGGCAACCAAGCCAGCCAGGGAGGAGTAACCGACATGGACAAAGAGACACCCAGCGAGCGGCCCGCTCTCGTCGAGATGGCATTCGTCGAGCCGGTCGAGCCGATTAACTGCCCATCTTGCGGGCAACCTTTGATGAGCATCACGTGGCTGACCGAGTTCGGGAAGGAGCCGGCCGACGGTGACGTCGGGATTACCCGTTGCTGCGCGTCGGTGCTCTGGATGAGCATGAAGCAGAGGAACGCTCGGAGGATGACCGTCGACGAGTTCGTTCGCATGCCCGAGGGCATTGCTGCGGCGACGGCCACCGTTCTCAATGCTCACAAGCAGGTGGCAGCACTCGAGCTTGCCGTGAGCGCCGTTCGTAAGGCGCAGAGCCATTGATCACCGGGCGGGGACCGATCACGTCAGGACCCAGTGACGTTAAACCGCCGGGTACTCCGAGAGTGCGAGCGACGATCGGATCCCCCGCCCACCCCTAACCCACCTACCCGTTCCGGGTAACCCACCCACCCATTACAGGGAGCATCACCATGACTACCAAGCGCATCTATCTCGTGCATCACAGTGCCGGCGGCAGCATCGAGACTCACCTCGTCGACGCCCCGAACCAAGCGCAGGCCATCGCCCACGTCGTCAGGGGCAAGATGACCTGCCGCGTCGCCAGCCAGTCCGACCTCGTGGTCTGGATCGCCAAGGGGCTGCGCGTCGAGGACTGCGACGCACCCAAAGAACCCACCCAAGGAGGCAGCAATGGATAGGAATGAAGCCCCCGCGTTCCTGCGGAACAACCGACCAGACCACTTGCCGGTCGGTGGCAAGTGGCCTCAGATGAAACAGGCGGAGGAGGCGCTTTACTCCGCCCAATCTACGGCCATAAGGTCGAGGCCGCCGGGTGAGATCGAGGACCTCAGCCAGCACCTGCAAGACGAGATCCGCCTGCTGAGGGACGTGGCATCGGAGCTCATCGAGGCCCTCGGGCCGGTGTTGCTGCCAGAGACTCCGGTCAACGAGGCAAGCACCCCGTACTCGCCACCCGGAACCGTGGTCGGGACCTTGCTCCGATCCTGCTCCAACGACATTCGATTCTTGCGAGAGCGCCTGCAGGACGTGCTCTCGCGGGTCGCCCTGTAGTTACACGCTTCACAACCACAAGGACAACAGCATGCCCGCACACAAGGGTTTCCAGCTGGACGAAGTCATGGTGAAGTTCACCCACATAAACACTCGCCTCGAGAAGCATGGCGAGGAACTGCGCAGCGCCGCGGACCTGTCGATGAGCCTCAAGACCGAGAACGATATCCTCGAGCAGATCTTGCCCGGGATGATCGCCCTCTTCTACGGCAAGCCCGGCAAGGGCCCCGGCGTGGATCTCGCCGACCAAGGAAAGGCCGACGCTCTGATTCGGCTGAAGTACCCGGCACTGTCGCATCAGAAGATCGATCTCGAGCTCGTTAACTACACGCTCGCGTTCATCATCGGCCTGGATCGTGTCGTGATCTTCGAAGACTGCACGATCAAGAAGATCGAGGTCGAGCTCCATGATGGCGGCACGGTCGAACTGCACTGGAAGGTGGCCGTGTACCCGAAAGACTCTCAGGCATGCGACCTGCAAGAGCGGCAGCGGGCAGTCAACGTCACGATCAGCCTGTGGAAGGCTGAGCCTGTGCAGAAGCAGAAGAGCCTGCTCGATAACGAACCGGAGAAGAACCCGGTCGAGGCAGCCGGGGGCGACGAGCCATGATAGAGGTGAAGCTGGAACCGTGGCAGATTATGCACGCGGCGCACGCCGGCATGATGCGTCAGACCCAGAATCTGAAGCTCAAGTCGAAGCCTGGGCACGGCGCGGACGACTTCGCCGATTGGCAGCTGCATTGCGAGGGGGCGTGCGCAGAGTATGTGGTTGCGCAGTTCCTCAGGCTCTTCTGGCCCGGTAAGGGATCGAAGTCCGAGGCAGATGTCGGTGGCATCGTCGATGTTCGCTGGGCGCAGAAGCCGCACTACGGGCTAATCCTGCACGATGACGACCCTGACGACAGGCCGACGTTCCTTGTGACGGGTCGCAACGGCGTGTACCAGATACGCGGATGGCTCTATGCCGGGGAAGGGAAGAAGCGCGAGAACTGGAAGGACCCGGGGACCGGCAGACCGGCCTACTTCGTCAAGCAGGAGTTGTTGCGACCGCCCGAGTCGCTCGTCGTGACTATCGACGCATCCGCCGCAGCAGGCGAATGAAGTCGACCACGACGTAGATGAGCAGCGCTAGCCCGCCCAGGATCGCGGCCCCGATGATGATCGAGAGCCAGATAAAGATCTCCTGGGACGGGCTCACTGGGCTGCCACGCCTTTGATCTTCTCCACCGTCCTCAGGCCGCCCATGCCGAGCATGCCCAAGAGCAGCGGCATCATCTCGGACAGATCAGCCGGGCTGACCTCGAGCGGGTGACCGGAGAGCGCCAGCCCGACCTTCGCCACCGGCAGGCCGATCCAGTTCCACGCGCACCCAACCCCACAGACCCAGCCAACGAAGGGCCGCCAGCCGCTCACGAACACGCTGGGGCTCGCCGCCTCGACCTTGTTGGCGTCCAGCTGGCCCTGAACGATCGTGAGCGCCGCGGCCATCTGGGCCCGCTCCTGCTCGGTCTTGTCGGGCCAGAGCCGGCTGATCACCGTCTCGGCGAGTCCTGCTACTGCGGAAACTGGGTCGAGAGCCACGGCATGCTCCTATGAGACGCGATTGAGGAACCAGCCGAAGGTGAAGTCCTCGTCCTTCTGGCGTTCCTGGGATAGCTCGAGGTAGAACGCCCCCTGCTGGGAGTTCAGGGCTCGCAGCAGGACCGCCTCAGTACCACCTTTGCCGAAGCGTTGGTAGGACGAAAAGTAGGCTTTTAGCGCAGTTATGGTCAGTCGACCGACCATGCCGTCGTCGAGCAGGTCTGGGTATAGCTCGCCGCGGCGGTTGAACGCATTCAGGGCCCGCTGCAGCCACTTGCCGGCCATCCCCTGTCCGCAGTTCACCGCTGAGTCGAAGAGCTCGCCAGCGACCGCAGCCGAGCACTGGGCCACCTCGTCGAGCTTGAGGCTTGACCAGTAGCGCTCGTGGTAAATAGCCCGAGCCACAGACAGAGGCAGGTCGCGCATCTCGCCGGTGTACCCGTAGGCTCGAGCGACAGCCTCGGTGATCCCGTACTTGGTCTTGCCGCCGGAGTCGAGGGGGTTGTCGGAGTAGCCTCCCTCGATGAGCACCACGCGTTGGAACTCGGTGTCGAAGCTCATCAGAGGATCAACCTCTTGATGTATTCCTTCGCGGACACCAAGGTCACGGCGCCGAGGAACAGCAGCGCCGCCCACACCCCTTTCTTGACCAACTCCTCCTGCGCCGTCGCCCATAGCTTTGCTCGCGCCGCCTTGGACTCCAGTATCTCCTTGAGAGCCTCCCCGTACATCTGCTGGAACTCGTCACCTCGACGCTTCACGCAGGTGACAGAGGCCTCAATCCGTTCCATCCGCTGCTCCATATCAAGCCTCCACGGGTCTTCTGTCCTGCGCTCGTGCCCGTCCCACTCACGCGGGGAGTTCATCATCGATGTCTTTCTTTGAGATCAGGCCCTTCTTGATGAGGGCGGAGATGACGTTGTCAAGCGTAGGCTGCGGGGCGGCCGGAGGAGGAGCGGGCAGCGCCGGCAGCACGACGAGCTTGCCGGCCGCGACGAGGCGCCGGATCTCCTCCTCTCGCGGATGGCCGGTCGGGATGACTCCAGTGACCTTGCCGCCGACAATGACCTCGATGCCGCCATCGGCCTCGCGGTAGTTTTCTTGTGGTGGAGGTGGCATATCAAAGCTCCGCGTCGATAAAGAATCTGCTGTTGCCGTTGGTGCTAGAGAGCGTGACGCCCTGCCCCGCAGTTCGCACGCCAGCGATCGTGACGTTAACCCTAGTCCTGTCCATGCCGATCGTCACCCCGGGGACACCAACAACGGTTGCGGCGTCGTTCGTTGTCGCGTTCTGAATCGTAAAGTCCCCAGCCGCAGAGAAGGTGATCGCGGGGCGGATTCTCTTGCGCTTGAAGGGCATGTTGATATAGGCCTGCGACGCCGTAACGAAGAAGCCGGCCCCGTACTGGTGCGTGCCGCCGTTCGGCGTGCCGAGCGTCTCGTAGAACTCCAGGCACTTCATCTCGTCCTGGTCGATCGTCTCGTCCCAGATCGGCACGTCCTGGGCGCCATCGGTGACCCCCATGCGGACGCCAGCGATCTCGAAATAGTCGTTCGGCACGGCGGCGCCCCATGTCGTCGTAAACCCAAGGGCGCATTGGCAGAACGAAGTGCCGACGGCCACCGTGTTGATTACGAACTCCTGCCACGACGTGGTGAGCGTGACGGGCTGCGCGACGTGCGTGTTGTAGCCGGTCCATAGAACCGACTCCAAAGCAGACGACGACGCCTCCTCGTCCTGGCCGAGAACCAGAGCGCACGTGATCTGGCTCGATGCGGCGGAGAAGCCAGAGCCCTTGCGAGCAAAGAACCGGATCGACAGTGCGCGGCCGGATATGAGGCGTGCGATCTTTGCCGGCAAGTTGGTCCTGAAGCGGCTGTCGGTGAAGACGGCCGTGGTGTCGCGCAAGATCCTGGCGCAGTACGGATACCTCTTCTTCTCGACCGAGCTCAGACCGCCGTCGGCAGCGGGCCCGGCCTGCTGGGAGATCGTCATGTGTCCAGTTATGCCGCCGTTCTGGAAGGCATACCACCGCTGAAACATGTACGTGACGGCCGAGGCAACCGGGTTAGCGCTTGTGATCCCGGGCTTTTGTACGTGGTTGAACCCGCCGTTCAGAATCAAGTTTTTTGCGCCGAGAGCGGATACCCCGAGCGTCGATCTGGCGGTGCTTGCGTCGGCGTCGTCGAGCAGAGTACGAGCGTACGAGGTGACCGTCATAAGGGCGGCAACCCCAGGCGCAGTGAAGTAGGGCGCCCTATCCGCGTCCGAGGACAGAGCGGCAATGGCCGAAATCTCTGCGTCTGCGGTGAGGTTGTAACTAAACCCCATCCATCGATTGAGCCCCTGATCGGTCGCAAAGGCTGCCGATGACGAGTGCGTCGCCATGCAGATGTAGGTGTTGTTGGCGTTCACAACCAAGTCGAGCAGGTTGTACGTCGTCCCCGGGCCCGCCCAGTTCCCCCGCGGGGTGAGCGATGAGTTGATCAGAGCCAGGACCTCCGGGTGCAGCGTGTGCGACATGACCGTCTGGTCGCGCAGAGCCGTGTCGTCCCGCTGAATGATCGCAAGGTTGCTCAGAACCGCCGCGAGCGTGGCTTGCAGAGCGCTGAACTCGGCGTCGAGGTTGGCGGTTCGAACCGTCGACCGTCCGCTGACTCCGCCGGCCTCGTCGGTCGAGAAGTCGGTCGCAGGGGTATAGGCTGGGGGCTGCGCCATTATCTTTGCTCCTGTGCATCGTTGTAGGCCTGCAGCGCTCGAGCCATGAGGGCGGCCTCGTCCCGCTGCAGTTGTCTTCGCTCTTTCGGGCGCTCGTCACGAGGCATGTTCTCGACCGCCTTGAAGCTCTTGCTGATCTCTGATTGCGCCTTCTTGAACTGCTGGCTCGAGATCTCCCGACCCATCGCTATCAGGGCAGGCTTCTCTTCCTCGACCTTGCCGGCAGCCTCGTAGTCACCGTCCTGCTGGTAGGCCTTGAGCAGCTTCAGCGCCTTCGTTGCGTCCTCGCGAAGCCGATAGTACTTCGCCGCCATGTCCCGGTCATCGACCTCTCCGTAGAACTTGCCGACGAACGGGATGCGCCTGACCGGGTAGTCCTCGGCCTCGGCCTGCCCCATGGCCCTGTCGATCGAGTGCCGCGTGAAGTCCAGCATCACCATGCCGAACTGGCCGACCCCGCCGGTGGCGGTGCGGACAATGTGCTCGATCGTGGTCGGGGATATGTCGATTGCCCCTCCCTGACGCTCGTCGCCGCCGGTCAGATTCGAGAGCCACCTCGCGAGGTCCTTGGCAGTGTCGGACGTGGACCGGAAGAACAGCTTGTAGTCCGGCATCGGCCCAGACTGCGGCAGCGGCTCTGGCCGCATCGGGCTGCCGAAGAAGGTCTTGTTCTCGAGGTACTGAACGAACGGATCCGCGATCGTCGGCGCAACGTACTGCATCGGCGTCGACGTCTGGCCGAGCGGGACGAAGGCATCGATTAGCGTCTCGCCGAAGGCCCAGGCAAGATCGATCGGCTTGCGCCGCTCCTGCACAGCACCAGAGCCCGACGCCGCGAGAATCGCCTCCATGATCAGCCGGCCGGCGCCGAAGAACACGTTGAACCCGTAGGCCAGCGGGATGCTGGTGTGTTTGCCGCCCGGCAGCATGAAGATCATGTTCTTTTGCTTCACGTGCTCCGGGATGAGCTCGTAGTAGCGGTTGCCCTCTGGGTCCCGGTCGTCGTCGTAGAACATCCGGTTGAACATCTCGAGAGCGGCGGCGAAGGCCATCATCATGCCAACGTACATCCGAGCCCGCGGGGACTTTGCTAGCCCCCAGATCATTCGAGCGGTCCCCTGCACCTGGGCATTGAAGAACATGTACCACGCATTGGCGGCAGTGTTCCTGTTGCCCTTGCGGTTGAAGTTCACCGTCATATTCTTGGCGATAGATGCGGCCCGCTTGTCGGACAGCCCTATCTTCTTCGCCTCGGCGAATGCAGACACCCGGATCGCGTTCTCGATCGCGCTGTTGGTGAGCTCCACGTACTCGAGCGCTTTGTGCCCGATCTCCCGCGGGTCCAGCCGGCTGCGGTTCGCCCGATCCAGCAGCTTGGCAATGTCCTCGTGCCGGTCGCGCAGGTCTTCCCAGATCTGCATCCAGCCGGTCTGTCCGCCGGCATCCTGGAATGCACGGTAGGTCTGAGCCCACTGAGAAGTGCCCTGCCCCTTCTCGGCGCTCAGAATCCCGACGATTGCCTTGGGGATGTTCGCAATGATCTGCGGCGCACGCCCCTCGAGCTCGGTCGACTGCAGGTTGATCGCCGCGGTCTGAATGTCCCGGGTCGCGTTGGTCACCCAGAACTGGGGGTTCCAGGAAGTGGCAAGGTTCGCCAGTAGTCTCGAGACACGTCCGACCGCCTTGGTCACGGCGCCCAGCTGCACGACGCCGAGGTTGTTCATGGCCCTGGAGATCGCCATCGCCCGCTCGTTGGACGGGTTGAAGGTGATCACCCGCTCGACGACAGTCCCGTTCGGCCCCTTGTCCTTGACGATGAACACGTCGTCGCGCTGCCGGTAGAGCGGATCGACGGTCAGCTGCACGAGCCCGGTGCTGGGGTTGATCGTGCGCTTCACGGGCGGCGAGTCGACGCGCCAGAAGTCCGGGTTCGGGTTGTCTTCGGCCAGCTTGATCAGGGCCCGGCCGACCTTCGCACGCTCGGCGCGGATGATTGCCCGCTCGTGCTGGGAGATGACGGCCGCGATGATCGCGATCGCCTCCTTCTGCGAGCCCATGGCACGCTTCGACTCTGGGCCCACGACCTTGAACCCCTGGCCGGCTGAGGCCTGCTCTGCGTCCCGGAAGAGGGGCACGTAGTGCTTGTAGACGTTGTTCCAGGAGTCGATCGTGGACTGCGCCTCGAGCCCCTCGCTGACCAGGATCTGCCGCGTGGCAGCCGTGATCGTGTCGATCATTCCGGCCAGCCGGTTCATATCGGCCAGCTTCCCGGAGCGGCGGAACCCGGCGATTATGTCTGCAGCATTCGGCGCCCCGGCGTTGCCGTCACGCGTAGCAGCGGCCGCATCGTCGTACAGGCCGGAGAGATTGGTCGGCCCGTTCGGGTTGATCTTGCTCATCTGCCGGTTGCGCTCTGGTGCGTGGCGAGCCCAGAGGAAGCGCCCCAGATCGTCGGCAGTGGTCTTGGTGTCCCGCATCGCCTCGATGAGGGGCTCGACGTGGTTGCGAACCGCCTTGTTGACCCGAGTGCTGACGCGGCCGTGGTAAAGCTCTTCCGCGAGGTAGGTGTCGTTGTCCTCGCTGACAAGCCCGGCGGCGCGGAGCATCTCCTTCTGCACCTGCTTCACGTCGATGAACTTGTCCTGCCACTCTCGAATCAGGTTGTCGGTGAGGCCCGGCTCGTTCAGTCCCCAGGTCGGGGCTACGCTTCCTCGAGCGACTCGCCCAGGGGCTCCCGGTCCACCCGCTCGTCCACCGACAGTTCGCTGACCGGCAGGCTGCGGACCTCCTTGAGGTGGCGCTCCCACTCGGGATCCGGGCGGCCCTCTTGGAGTGCCCGGTCGATTCTGCCCTGCGCTTCGGTCGGGACCTTCCAGCCTTGCGACGCGCTTTTCAGCACTGAGGAAGGCACCTTTGTCCGAAAGCGCTTCGCGTAAGCGTTGGCTGACCTCGTCAGCGGATTGCGGGGCGCCTTCAGTCGTCTGCGAGTTGCCATAGATTTGCTCCAGTGTGTCAGCCCACGCCGGCATGGTTCGCCGAACCAGTATCGGGTCGATATTGTAGAGGGCCGAGACTTGGGCAAACAGTTCCAGCTGCCCCAGCCGGGGGTTCATCGCGCCACCCATGACGCTGCCCAGCGGGTACGACAGGATGCGGGCAAGGTCAGAGTCTGGCGACGCGTTGAGCCACGCCCCATAGGCCTCGTCGAAGAGGTCACCGTTCTCGACGCCCCTTTCCGCCCAATCGAAGCGCAGCCGTGGGCTATCCATCGAGACGGCATCGCGACCTTCGCTGGCCCCGAAGTCCACGGCATGCGAGATCTCGTGCGCCAGAGTAGTCAGGGCCTGCTTTCGCTCGACCGGGTCGTCGGAGTTCAGTCGCTCGAGCGTGTCCGATGACAGGGTAATGACCCGTTGGTCCGGGAAGAACGCGCCGTTCTGGCCGATGTGATCGCGTTGCGCGAAGGTAAGCCCTTCGATCACGTCCCTAGGCGCCAGCGTCGGGCCGAGCTCGTCGATCGCTTCCTGGACGTGCCCGAGAGCCTCGGTCGACAGGGCGACAACCTCCTTGCGGTTGCGCTCGGACTTGAACTTGAGGTCCTTACCGTCACCGGTTCGCACCGTGGCGGATGGCGTGCGGTCCTCCACAGAGCGATCGCTATCTCGAGTCCCGATGCGCTCAGTCACGGCATCCACGGCAGCGCGATCGATACGGCCGTCCATGAACCACGGCTCCGAGCGATCCGTTCGGTCCTCGTTCATGCTGATGCGGAAGTCTTTCGGGAACGTCTTCTTGACCTCGGCCAGCCACTGACGCCACTGCGCAGGGGTGAACCTGTACGTCTGTCCATTGCGGTCGTCGTACAGGAAGTACTGCCGGTTGTTCTTGTCTCGAGCGTACCGAACGCCGTAGTCTGTGCCGCCGTATTCGCCCTGCTTGACGGTTATGTCGGCGAACGGATTGGCGCGGCCCTCGACCTCGTGCAGCAGCGCGTCAAGCGTGCCGTGCGACGCCTCCTGCCCAGACGTGACGACCCAGCTTTCCCAGTGCCACCGCCCCGGGCTGGCGTCCTGCTCGCGGCCCAGCTGCTTGTAAACGCCGGGCAGCACCCGCTGCAACTCCGCCTCGATCGTCTCGTAGAGCATCAGGCCGCGCACGCCGGAGGTCATGCTCGCCAGCCCAGACCCAGGCTTGATTGCCCGCTCGTCGATGAGGTCGCTCTTCTGGATGCCCTTCTCGCGAGAGATCCTCTGAATCTCTGCCTGCACGCGCTCGTCGAACTGAGCGCCGGTTTCGCCCTCGCGCTGCTCGAGCGTGGCGAACGTCTCCACCGACTGGAGCGACTGCTCATCGAGCAGGTTGCCGTAATCGTCGGTGATCTGGTTCGACCGCCTGCCCGTCAGCATCCCATAGTCATCGACGACCTCTGTCGTCGGCGAGGAGCGTCGGCGGATTGCCGTCTGGTACGTGCCGTCGTAAAGGTTGTAGTTCGCGAACGAGCCGTCGTCGAACACGTTCTTCATCTGCACTCGGTCGAGCACGACCACGTCGGTATGGCCGATGACCAGCATCGTGAAGCTGATCACCTTGTTGTCGATCCCGACGCCCTGCCCGATCTTGACGAACTCGCGCCGGATCTCCTTTGCGGTCATCTTCTTGTCGGAGAACATGTCGTGCAGGTACTGGAGCTTGGTCCTGCCGTCGGGCATGCGCTCCGACATGCGGGCAAGGAACAGCTTCCCGAACGCATTGAGGTTGTGCGTGGTCCCGTTCCCTGGCGCGGCGTCACCGTTGCGACGGGAGATCTCTTCCGCCCACTTGGCATACTCCGCCTGCTTGTTGGGACCGAAGTCGCCATTGGCCGAGGCCCGGACGAACGGCTCGATGCCGCGAACTGCGTCGAGGAACATCGACTCCTGCACGTAGGGGGAGACACCTCGAGAGAGGAACGACCACAGCATCAGCTTGCCAGTCGTTTCCACCGGGACCTTGCCGGCCTCGTAAAGCTCGCGGAACTCCTTGCCATTGGCGAACCCGGAGCTCGCGTCCGATATCTGGCCGGGAGTCAGCGAGCGCAGCTGCGAGACGATGCCGGCGCCATTGTTGGACAGCTGGCGAATGAGGTTGCGCGGAGCCACCGGAACGTCGTTGGACCCGAAGGCCTCGGCCTCGAATTCCAGCCACGCACGGGCAGATGCCAGAGGCTTGGGGTGCGTCTTCTGCAGCCCGTCCAGGATGGACAACTGCTCAACGGCGTTGCCGTTGGTCGTCTTCTGCGTTATCTGGGCCTCGAGCGGGACTCGGGGCAGGCGAGATATGTCGACCTTCTCCCGCAGTCTGGGGACCAGACCGTGGCGGTTCGCGGCCTCGGCAGCCGCGACCCTAGCCTCTAGGGCCTGTCGTTGCTGCCGGGTTGCGCCGTTGACTTGCTGCCAGCGGGCGAAGTCGAAGCCGAACCCTTCTGCTTTCGCAGCGAGGATGTACGGGACAAGAAGTGCATCTGTGGCCCGCTCGAGAACTCCGGGTGATCCGGCGGCAGCATCGTCATCCCAAGTTTGGCGGACAACTCGCGTATAGCCTTCGGTGACATTGCCATTGCTGTCCCCTTCCTGGAACGAATCGAGTACCCCGTGATTGTACGCGAAGGTCGATCCCGATAGGCCAACTTGTTTGGCCACCGAACTCAGCTTAGAGCCGTGCGCCACATACCCAGCCTCGTCACCGAAGTACAGGAACTTCAGCGACTTGCCGTCCGGGGTGAGCGAGGCATCCTCGCCGACCGCATTGAATGCCTTGAACGCACGCTGCACCTCAGCGGCCGAGAGAGGCTTGCCGTCCCCTCGCCCGAAGTACATGGCCGGCACAATGTCCTGGGCGCCCTCGTCGACCTTGGCGATCGCCTCAGAGGTAATCGCCGCGTCCTGCTGGAAGGCCGATGCGAGCATGGCCCCCAGTCCGCGGGTGCGCTTGAAGTCCAGGGCATTGCCGTCCTTGTCCTTCGCCGTGATGAAGAACGACAACTCCGGCACACCGCGCCACGACCCCTGGTACGTGACGATGCTCACCCCGTTGATGCCGAGGCTTTGCAGCAGGTCGCGGGCAGGCTTCGCTCGCAGGATCACCTCTGCGCGTGCGTGCAGCCTTGCGAGATCCCTGCCCTTTCGTCGGGTTACGGTGGCGAGCTCGTCGCCGGGCTTCGCCGAGGCGAGGACTGCGACGCCGCGGCGCTGCTCGTTGGCCGCCGACATGCCGACCTTCTCGTCGGCCTTCTTCTGCTCCCGCTCTGCCTGCTTCTGGGCCTTCAGAGCGTCGCGATCGGTGCGGTCCTCGAGCTCGCGATCGCCGGCGGCCTCATCGAACACTCGAGACTCGGCCGTCGGGAACACCTTCTTGAGCAGCGAGGGCTCCTTGCGGGGCAGGTCGCGGTTCTTGCCGGCGGCCTTGTTGATTGCCGCCACCTCTTCATCGGTCAGGATCCGGGTGACGCGCATCTCGCCAGCGATGATCCACTGCCCGGTCATGTTGGCGTTGGTCTTGTACATGTAGTGGCCGCCGGCCGGGACCTGATCGTCGATCTGCGCGGTCTTCGGGATGACGTTGCCCTTCTTGTCCCGCTTCGCCCGCTCGTTCGCGACCGACTGCCAGTCCTTGTCGGCGCCGACCTCGACCTGCGCCCAGACCTCGTTGCGCCTGCGCACCGTCGGCTTGCCGTCGGCGCCCTTGTCGGAGCCGATGTGGTGAGAGAAGGGCAGGTCGCTCGCGTGCCAGCCGGGGCGATACGCCAGCGTGCCGAGCGTCGACTTGACCCCCTTGCCCTGCCGCTCACCGGACTTCGCCTGCAGCCACACGCCCCCGTCGATCGCCTCGTTGGCGCGGACGTACAGGGGAAACGTCTTGCCTACGGCGTTGCCCTTGATTCGCAGCAGCTTGTATGCCGTGCGCGTTTTCTTGGGCGGGGTATCCATCTGGCTGAACTCGAGGTCGTCGAGCTCTTCGAAGTCCTGATGGATCTGCGACTCCATGCCTCGGGCTGGGTAGGTCGTCTCGCGGACGTCGAAGATCTCACTGATCCGGTTGCCCTGCTTGCCCTTGCTGTAGCCCACGACCGAGTCGTAGCCGGCCTTGCGCACCTCATGGGCGACGATGTTCTCCTGCGTGGCATAGGCCAGCAGGTTGCCTTGTTGGCTGTTGCGCACGATCTCAGAGGCGAGCCCGCGGTCCGCGCCGTACTTCTCGAGCACGTCACCGATGCGCTGCACGAGCTCGGCCTGCGGCTGCGCATAGCGCCGGCTGGCACGCAGCACGTCCTCTCGCATGGCGTCGTACGCACCGGGACCCTTGATCGTGTCGTACGCAGTCTTGGGGGCCGCGCCGCCGGTAGCCCCTCGCACGAACATCGGCCGCCTCAGCAGCGTCTTGCCCTCGTGCCTCTCAGTGCCGCCGTACATGCGGTTGGATCCGCGATAGCCGACGGTCTGCGACGAGCTCGTGGGCAGGTAGAACACGCCAGTTCGAACAGACTCGGCGCCCTCCTGCTCGGGCTTCTGGAAGCGGACGGCGTCGATCTCGAGGCCGCCTTCGGTGATCGTTGCCCCGGGCGTGTTCGCGATCGCCTCGCGGAATACCGGGTCGGTCGGCAGCACCGAGGGCGTGTTCAGCCGCATGGCCTGCTCTGGGGTGACCTGATTGACCTCTCGATCCTGGCCGTCCTGCGGTTGCTGCTGGACCGTGGGCGCGGCGTTCCTTGCCGGTTGCTGCCGGCCGATGACGCGACGAAGGGACGCCGTGATCGCGTTGTTGTCGTCCTGGCGACCCTCAATCACCTCGGTCGGGCGGATGCGCTGCTCTCGGCTCGAGGCGACCTGATCTGGCGACGGCAGGGCTGCGGTCGGGGTAGCGGACTCGACAGTGTCGCCTGCGAACTTCCCGCGCTTCCTCCCCTGCACGATCATCGGCGTGCCGTTGTCCTTGAACTCGGGGCTGATGGTCGGCAGGGACTCGCCCTGCTTCGGCTGGATGGCGGCGACAGCCTCCTTGATCCCGGCAAGCAGCTGCTCTTCGGGCGACATGGGCCCCTGCTGGGCGCGGAACTCCGGGTTGATCGCCGGCAGGCCGGGCTCGCCCATGGTCTTGGCGGCCGACTCGAGGGCTGCAGCCGCTCGAGCCTCCGGGTTGACGATCTCCGGGTCTGGCAGGAAGGGCTGATTGATCGCAGGCGGGGACGCTGGCGGGGCAGGTTGAGCCGCGGCCAGGATCTCGCGCACCCGGCTGAGGGCCTGATCCTCTGGACTCATAAGGTCGCCCGGGAGTACCGGTGGTGTCCCTTCCGCCCCAGGGAGGAAAGGCGGTCGGGGTACGGTTCCCGGGCGAGCCTGTGGAACCGGGCGCATACCTGCAGAGGTAATGCCCGGATCGAATGTCTCGGAGTCGCTGAGTAACTGTCGTGCGAGGTCGGTGATCGTGTTCGCCTGTCCCAGCTGCGTGGGATCCATGCGACGGTCGACGCCGATGCGTTGCGAGATGCCGGCGCCGGCCTGCATTCCGCCGGAGACGATCGCGCCCATGGCGGCAGCACCCGCCACTCGCTCGAGCATCTGCTTGGGCGTCATGCCGTTCTCGAGGCCCAGAAGCATGCGGTTCTCGATCTGGCCGAGCTCGGTGAGGCCCTCGCCCAGGGACTCGCCCAGCAGCGCCTTGACGCGTTGCGTGAGGGCCTCCCCGGTCATTCCCCGGGTCTTCATGGCCTTGATCGTTTCGCCGAAGCCGATCTGCTCTCCCAGGAATTCCCAGAATGCATCGGAGGCCGCCAGCTGCACGCGCTCGAGCGTCGGCAGGTTCGCGTACTTCGGGTCGTTGTACGTGCCGGCGCCCGAGAAGATCGACATGGCCATCGTCGGGGCCTTGGTAACCGCGAAGGATTCCATCGCGGCCGCCACCTGCGTGGGCGTTACGGCATTTTTCAGCGGACCCAGGCCGGCCCAGTAGAACGGGGCATTGGCGACGATGTTGGCGACCGCCTCCTGCGCAACGCCACCGATGCCGGTCAGCGGCTTGATGTTGGCGCCGAAGAGCTCGCGCTCCCTGCGGCTGCCGGCGAAGTAGTCAGATGCGGAATCCCAGCCGACCAGATCTGCAAAGGCCTTGGCGAAGCCCTCGCCACCTTGGTACAGCTGCTCGACGCCCTGCACTGCGCCTCGAGCTAGGGGCGCCAGCACCGCGCCAGCACCCGGCCGGCCACCCCTGGCGACCATCAGGTTGCCGTTCACGTCCACCACGGGCGCAGGATCGCCACCGCCAATAGACGCGGCAGCCTGCCTGACAGCCTCGCTAGTGCGTCCGAGCGCCGTCGACGGGGCACTGGGGGGCGCAACCTGAGTACGCGCAAAGCCGGCGTCCTGGAGCAGCTTGCGGCGGGCGTATTCCGCAGGGCTGAGAGTGACCCCTGGAACGAGCCTCGACTCTGGCCCCGGAGCGGGCATCGTCGGTGACGACGGGACGGGCGTGCCGTCCATACCGGCCATGACGGATTGCGGCTTCGGCGGGGTGATCCCGACGGCCCGCTCGATCACGTTCGGCTGCGACGGCGCCGGCAGGCCCCAGACCTGTCGGGCTACGGCCATGCCCGGCTGCATGATCGCAGGCGCCTTGGAAATCGCGTCAGAGGCTGCCTGCGGCAAGCGCTCGGCGACCGCCTCCTTCATGGTCGTGACGACGCGCCGCACTGTGTCCATGAACGACGGCTCTGGGCGCTTCGGCGCACCCTCTGCCTCGAGCGGCACAAAGCCCCGCCGGGGAGTGTCCTCGACGTCGGTGTCCTGCGATTCTGCGAGAGGGACGAAAGGCATGTCAGTTGTAGTGCCCGATGAGATTGCCGTCTTTGTCGCGGACTTCGAAGCCCTTGCCCGGAGTCCAGTTCGATATCGTTGAGCCTGGGTTGGCCTTCATGGTCGGGTCGGTTCTGAAGCGCGTCCGGGCCTCACTTTGCTTGCGCACGTCGATCTCTTGCTTCTGTGCGTCGGCCTTGGCGCCGGCAGCCTCGCCGCGGCCCCCTGCCGCCTTTGCTCGAGCGGCCGGGCCACCAGCAGCAACGTCCGCCTTCTTGACGCCTGCGCCCGCTCTGGAGGCCTCTGCAGCGGCCTTGGACTGATCTGCCCGAGCCCCAGGCAGGTCGACCTCGATCTCGCGGTTGGTGAGCCGCGTGCGTGCGCCGCTGGCCCCAGCTGCAGCGCTACGCTGCCCGGTAAGAGCCTTGGTGGCGTCGATCGCCGCGTTGAACAGGTCGTTGTTGCCGATGGTGGCGACGCCAGACTCCTGGTTCACGACGAGCCCTTCACGCGTCGGCTGGCCGAACGGCTCACGCGCCTTGCGCCCGGCAGCGGTCACAAGCGGGGCCTGCTGGGCGGCATCCGAGATCTCGGCCGCCCGGTTGATCAGCATGGTGTCGATGCCGCGGCCGCCGGAATGCACCAGCTGATCGGCGTTGGTCTTGCCTGTGGCGAGACGGTTGCCGATCACCGAGCCCATGAACGAGCGGAATGCCCGGTCCTGCTCTGGCGTCAGGGCCGGGGCCTCTACACCCTCGACCCCAAGAATTGCGTCTCGAAACTGGCGGGCAACCGGCAGCGTCAGGCCGGCATTAACAGCCGCAAAGGTGAGCCCGTTCTCCGGGTCCGCCCGGAAGGCCTGCTCGGCACGCAGAGCCTCGACCTCCTGGCGAGCCTTCTCGGCAAGGGCGGTGCGCTGGCCTACCTGCGCGACATGCGAGTCGATCGCGGCGTGGTCCGCTGCCGTCATGTTCGGCGTGCTGGTCACCAGTTGCCGAAGGGAGTCGGCGATCGAAGTCGGCCGACGGGTTCTGAATTCAGGCATCGTTGCACCTCACAGTCGCAGGCCGAGCGACGGCCCGGCCGGCATCTTCAGCCCGACCGACCCAGTTAGGTTGCCGACCTTGGCCGCGCCACCGCTGGCGGCCGTCGCAGGATTCGCAAAGCCGAGCATCGCCAGAGCCCCGGACAGCTGGCCGATGGTCTTCAGCGTGCTGTTAGGACGAACCGTCTGGATCGCCGACATGTACTGGTCGCCGACGTTCCTCGAGGCCGAGCCCGCCGCGTTCATCTGCGTCGCCGCTCGCGATAGGCGCAGGTCGTCATCGGTGGCCATCTGGCCGGTTGTGGCGCCCACTGCCAGCTGCTCGATCGCCCGCTTGATCTTGGCGGTCGTGTCCTCGACACCGGCCGACCGAGAGCGAGCGTAGTCAGCAGAGACGCGGCCTCCGAAGTCAGGCCCCGCCGGTTGCGCCTTTACGGCTTCGGCAACGGTCTGCTCGATCGATCGCCGGACGTTGCCTTGCGTCGCCTCCATCTGGGCCGCTCGAGCCTCTGGGGTGATCGTGTCCATGTAGCCCTTGGTGGCAGCCTCTTGCTCGCCAGCCTTCACGAGCCCGTACTGCCTCATGGCCTCGGAGAGTTGCCTCTGACGCTTCTCGACGCCGCGCTGGCCTGCGATCTGCGAGAGCGCACTGACACCGGCCGCCGCGTATGGCGCCCACGCCGGGAGTGCGGCAAGAAGTTCTGGACCCATGGCTTAGTACCTCACGACCGTGCCGGAGCCGGTGTTGATGGGGTTGTAGATGCTCGACGTCTTTGCCTTCAATGCCGCCAGCATCTGCTGCTCTTTCGATGCGGCGTCGGACAAAGACTTGTTGAACGCCGTGTCGGCGAGGATGTCACCGAACAGCTGCTGCCTCTGACTGGAGTTCGCCATGTTCAGCGAGTTCTTCAGCCCCGAGGTCGCAGCGTTGACAGCTTCGGCGCCGCCACCGGAGGAGATCATGTTCAGAGCATTGGCACGAGAAGCCTCGCGCTGGGCCTGCAGGCTCGACAGGGCGTTGCGCACCGCCTCGTCGATTCTGGTCGCGCCCATCTGGTTGTCCCGGTCGAGCTCAGTCCTGCCCTCCGAGTACGCGCTACCCAGGTTACCGGAGTCCGCAGCCCTGAACTTTAGGTTGCGCATCGCGTCCGTAAACTTCTTGGACAGTTCGGTCGTGTAGTACCCGCGCAGGGACTCGCCCAGCTGCTTGTCCTCGTTCGCGAACTGCGCCTTGGCCGGCTCGGCATCGAAGAGTGAGTTGACCTGATCTCGCAGGGCCTGCTTACGTGCCTCCTCTTGCTTCTGGTACTCGATGCCGCTGTTGTCGCCGCCGCTTGCACCGCCAAATACTTTGCCCATCATGCACCTCTCATAGAGAACAGCAACAGGTCCCCACCATCGTCTCTTACAGACGGCAGCCGACAGTCGAAATCGAACCCCATTCGCAGCAAGAACGTGGCATTCACCTTCGACTCCGACGCCACCGTTGCCTCGATCCTGGCCCATGGCGCGATCTCTCGAAACTTGCGCCACGCCCGGATTCCATCACGCAGGTGAGCGAGCCACCCATCGGTCGTCACCAGGAACGCCACGCCCACTCGAGGCGTCGTCTCGCGGATGCCAAAGCAACCGACGGGGCGGCCGGCATCATCGACGGCAGCGACACCCGCCACGCACTCGAGCGCGGTCCTGCACGCCCAGCGCTGCCGGCTCACCGGGTCGGTCTTGATGCCGCATACCTCGAGGTCGCGCACGTCAGACTCACGCATCCGAAGGGCGATCGACACAAGGTGCCATGGCTCGAGGGCGACGATCATAGCGGCCCCAGCACTTCGTAGTAGGTCTGCAGCAGCGAGAGCTCAAAGTCCTCGTCCGCCTCGTGCGAGATCACCGGCGCCACCGACACCGCGGCCACTTCCATCGGGGACAAGCCGTCCGGCCTCGAGTCAGCAGTCACTGCGTACGGGGCAGTCTCCCATGACGGGTTGCGCGAGTCGTACTTGAACGACGCCGAGAACGTGCCCTTGCCGGCAGCATCGAATCCGATGAACTGCTTCAGCAGTCCAGGAGCCTTGTTGTCCTGGAAGAACATCTCCGCATAGCAGAGCGGCGGGATGCCGTCGTCACTGGTGGCTGTCGGCGAGATCTCGTAGACGGTGTTGCTTGACCGACAGTACAGGCTGTTGTCGAGGACCGTCAGCGTCGAAACGTCAGAAGGGAAGTCGAAGATGGCCCACGCGGACAGCTTCGCCGTCTTGGAGTAGGACAGGACGTACGCTCGAGAGCCGTTGACGCACCACACCTGCCCGAGCTTCGGGAAGTAGACCGACGACGGGTCATCGGCGTCATCGATCTCGGAGCGGAAGGCGTCGATTGGCGTGCCACTGTCCGACTCCTGCAGGTTGTTGGTTAGCACCGCGATCGAGATCGTGCGAAACCCCTCCTGCGCAAGGAACAGCAGGTCGCCCGCGAACGATATCGGAGTGCCACCGTGCAACGTACCGATCTGGTCTGCCGTGCCCTTCAGGGCATTGTTGGCCGGGGCCGACGCAACGGTCCAGATCTGCGTCGAATCGGCATAGAAGATCGCAAGGTCGCCACCGAACGAGCCGAGCCCTGTGACCGTGTCCGAGCCGGAAGCGTGAATGTCCGATGGGATGAAGCCAGCATCGGAGGTCGTGGTCCAGTCGCGGGCATCGGTCGCCGCGCAGAAGCGCACGTTCGAACCATTGTTGCTGTACAACTTCTGCCCGATCTTCTTGACGTACTTGCCGTGGGGGCAATTGGCGTCCACGACCTTGTAGGTGAGGCACGTCCAGACAACCTGATTGGGCCCCGGGTTGTCTGTCACCGTCCCGCCAGGGGTGAGCGGCCAGTTCGGCTCAAGGCCGCCTGTGGTTCCGGTTCCAGATATCGATGTGGCCTGATACCGGTAGCCGTTCGACACGGTCGGTCGACGATATGAGTTGAGCGAGATTGCCACCCCGGGCGCCCATGCAGTGAGGGCCTGCTCATCAAGGTAGTGGTGCTCGACCGTGCCATTGACATATTCGGCCGACACATACAGGTAGCCGTTGAAGAGCTCGGCATAGTGGATCTTGGCGACCGGGGACGCGGCGCCCTGATTGCGCACTCGACGAGCAACGAAGCGGGTGTCGGCGTGGGTGATTGCGACGCCGTCCGCAGAGAAGAACGTGTTGAGCTTCCCAGCCGCAGCCCTCAGGCCCTTGGTCCCAGCCTCGAGTCCGGCGATGTTGTGCAGACAGGGGCGCTTCTTGATCGACTTGCCCTTGGTGACGTAGCAGTTCGTCAGCGACCAAAGGGCGTTCGCGATCGGCGAGTGCTGCAGCCTTCGCCGGTCCAGTCCACCTCCGAAGTTGTCCCAGAGGATCGTCGGCATCAGATCACCTGCGGTTTCGAGAGGGCGTTCTCTTCCTGGTAGTCGTACGGGCTGAACACTGCCTTCTTGCGTGCCTGCCCGCGCAGCCTCGTCAGCAGCGACTCTGCACGCTGCAGGTACAGCTGCGCATCGGGCTGCCGGTAGTGAGCCTTCGCGTCACCCAGGGCCACCAGGAACACGAGCGTGTCGTCGATCGTGAACCGGTCGTTGTCGTCGGTGAGGCGTGCCAGTTTCTGGATGTAGAACACCCGGATGTTGCGGATGGTGTCGTTCTTGGGCCAAAGCTCGATCTGCTCCGACGCCTCCCATCGCTGGGGCCAGCCGACGTTGTCCTGCGTCGAGTACATCGCCGCGGCGATGCCCTTCGCGATCGGCGGGGACCAGTCGTTGCTCCCAGTCATGTCCACCGATATCGCCTTCACCCGCTCCGGGTTGGCGTTGGTCGGGTAGTCGATGAGGTACTGGTTGACGCCCAGGGACATCACCTCGTACTTGCGCAGCTTGACCCAGTCGGCGGCCTCGTAGAGCGTTGCCTGGGCCGTCCGAAGGATCGAGTCGATGTTGGTCTTCATCACGCCGGCAGCAGCACCGGTCGCAGCAAAGCCCAGCCGAGCGATGAGCTCGGCACGCTTCTCCCCAAGGGTGGCCCAGGTAGTCATTACGCAGCCATCTTCTCGACAAGGATCTCGACGAGATCGTCACGCTTGGCCCGATTCGGGACGGGCACGCCCATTTCCTTCAGCCGCTTGCGCAGCTGATTGAGCGACAACTCCTCGGGAGCGGCGGACTCGAGATCCTCCTCGTCGTCGCCATCCTCGGTCACGCCGTGAATCAGGTCGTCGATGTTGGCAGGCGGCAGCGACCCCTTGCGGAAGATCTTGACTGCCTGCGCGAACTGAGAGGGTGACCCGTAGACCTTCTTGACCACGGGCATCGGCAGTTCCTTGTCCATGCCGTACAGGCTCACGAGACGCTCGTACTCGCTGGCCGGGTCGTGCAGCGGGTCGTCGCCCGGGGCAACGCGCTGGCGTGCGATGAGCTCTTCCTTGAGCGGCAGGACCGGATCGGCTTCCTCGTTGTAGGGCATCTTGATCGCCTTGATCGATCGCGCCCCGCGGATGGCAGACATCTCCTCCGGGTTCGTCATCTGCGCCTGCTCCCCATGGATCTCCTCGAGGAGCAGCACCTCCCACGGGAACACGCACACTGCCGTGCTGTCCATGATGCCGCGGTTCACGTTCACAAAGACTCGGTATGTCATAGTCGTTTTCCCTGTTTTGCTCGCCCCTTCACCGTCGGCGAGCGTGACGGTTATGCAAACGGCCCCCGAGCGATGATGCCGAATGGAATCGCCGGAGAGCCAACGATTGATGCATCGATGTTCGCCGGGCCGTAGTCGCGAACCGAGTAGACGTCGCCGGGACCGATCTTCCAGTTGCTGACGAGACGACACGACCCGGGGAAGTTCCCGGTGAGATACCAATCACGCACCTCTTGCTTGGTCGGAATGCCAATGCCTACGCGAATGTCGGCAATGGCGACCCCGGCGTGCTCTCCTGTGGAACTCGGGAACGGGAACTGATGCTGGATGGCGCCGGCCGTGTTCTGGTAGGAGTTGTCTTCCCAGCCTGCAGCAGTCGTGCGACCAGCAAGGCGACCGTCGAGAAAAAGCTCCATGGTCTTCGCAATGTAGTCAACCACCACGGCCGCGTGACGCCACTGACCGTGCAGGCCCCTCGGTATCGCGCTAACGCTGGCGGAGGCGCCGCCGTCTCGGCTCCGCGCAAAGGCGGCGAGGCGGCCAAGGGCGTCGATCGATATGTTGAGGGCGGTCGCGATAGTGTTCGCCAAATAGAACAACACGGCAGAGGCTGAAGGGTTATTCCTAGACTTCCACCACATACCGTAAGTCACAGAGGTGGCGCCTAGCAGCAACGGCGTCAAGGCTGCCGGCGATACGTTGATGGAGTCATTCACGTCATCGGTGACAAACGCGTGCGTCTGCCCTTGGTCGACCATAGGCGGGACGATGGCAACGTCATAGGAGATTATTGGCGACCCAGTGATCGACCCTGTCGGCAGCCCAGGGAACCCAGCCTGCGGAGTGCTTGCGTTGAGGCCTTCGTCAAAGCGAAAGAACAGCACTGCATCATCCGGGTAATTTCCGGTTCGATAGAGGTCGGCGATTTGCTCGGCCGAAAAGGCCCTCGGATAGACAACAGGCTCATCGATAAGCCCGCCAAAGTAGTTCCCGCCGGAGTAGCGTCCGACAGAAATCCGACTTGGGCCGTAGGTGCGGCCGGCAGGGTTGCTGCCGCGAACGACGGCAAGCCCGTTCACGTAGATGACCGCATCCCCAGTCTCGGCATTATAGGTGGCCGCGACATGGGTCCAGTCCTTGTGCCGCAACTCCCAGTTGGCGCCAGCCGTGACAAGAGCGGAGCCGTTTTTTGTGTCGTAAAGTTGAAGAGAGCCGTCGGCGGCCTGCTGGAAGAAAGGGTACTGTGCCCCGACGTGGTCGCCAATTATGACCATGCCGTATGAGGTTCCCGTCCTCTTTACCCAGGCGGCATAGGTGAACGAGCCAAACTCTGGGCAATTGGTGGCGCCAGAAATTGCGTCGGACGAGCCATTGAAGGACAGGCAAGAATACATGTCTCTCGCGATGAGGATCATGCGAACGGCCCCCTTCCAGCCAAGAAGTTGTATGTGGCGGCCGCGCCACCGGCCTGAAGCGTCCCGTTCCGCCGCTTCCCGGAGAAGTCCTCGGCAACAGTGTTTCCCATCCCCTCCTGGAGCTTGTACCAGACCTCCATGCTGGAGTCTTTCTGGTAGTTGCCGCTCAAGTACATGTCACGGTACGCGGCGCGGCCCAGGGCTCGACTCCAGATGGCGGCGCTCGCCACGCGGATTGTTGAGCGGTTGGCTGATCCGAGGTTGCCGGCGCCAACGACGATACGCGTCGTAGCCGTCGTTAGTAGGTCGTTTCGGTTCATGGTCAGCCCGGTGTCGATCGTCCTGCGGTGGATGCCGTTCACGTACAAGGCGACAGACTTCCTCTGGAAGTCGATCTCGCCGGCAACGTGCATCCACTTCGCGCCAGTCCATGCCGTGCCGTGCCCGAGCACGGTCTGCGATATGCCGCACGACTGGAACAGGTCGACGTTGTCATCCGATCTGCCGCCAACCGCGATCTGCCCGGAGTCGGTGCAGAGAATGGAGATGACGTTGTTTGCGCTTCCCAGAGTAAACGGGATCTGCGAGGCGGCGAACCCGCTGCCTGCGCTCGGCCACTTCAGCCAAGCCGCGATCGACATGGCGCGGCAGCCGTCAATCTGCCTGCCGAGGTCGTCGGACAGGATGTACCGAATGCTGCCGTCGGGGCCGTAGCACGTTGAGTAGGGCTGATCCACGACGGGCATGTCGGCCGGCACGTCGGGGTGATATGACGCTCCGGTCTGCCGAGTCCCGACCCAGGCATTGCCCGACTCTGTGTCCAGGGCAGTGCTCGACCCGCCCTCATCGAACCTGAAGAGCAGCGTCGGCTTCTGCGGGTAGTTTCCGGCATCGTAGATGCCCCAGATTTCCTGCTGCGTCAGGACACGATCGTAGATCGCGGGCTCGTCGATGTTGCCTACCGTGGTGGCGCCAGTCTCGTTGCCTATGACGACATCGGTCCCGGAGTCTACGGCGGCGCCGCCAGCGATGGCTCCCGTGCCACTGTTGTACGGCGCCTTCACGCCGTTGATGTAGAGATTGACCTGCCCGGCAGCCGACTTCGTCGCCGCCACGTGAGTCCACGCACCTCTTGGGACGGCGCCATTGGGCGTGAAGATCAGATCGAGCGCGGCGCCGTCTCCCTTGTAGAAGGCGAGGGAGCGACCGGACGACACCGACAAGATGAAGGCGGCATTGTTGCCGCTACGCTTGGCAATTATGCCAAAGCCGCCGCTGCCCGAGAGCGGCTTGATCCACGCGCACAAAGTCACGTTGCCGGTCAGCGCCAGCCGGCTGTCGTGGGGCACGCGCACGCCGCTCGACGCCGTGCCGTCCAGGTAGATCGACGTGTAGAAGTCCCTTGCGATCATACCCAAGGCCCTCCTGGCCGAAACAGAGTGGCTCCACCGCCGTTCGTGTTCGTATGGTAGCCACCCACGATGTCTGTCATGCGAGCGTTCTCGGCGTCCGGGATGAGCCACGCCGTCGGGCTAGCGGCGACTACGCCCAGGTACAGTTTGGCGACCTCGTCAGCCGTCAGCGCTCTCGGGTAGATCCAGGCGTCGCCGATCCAGCCTTCAAGCCACCCGCCACCGCCGGTGTTGAAGGCGCCGAAGATATGCGAGTTGATTTGCGATGCCGGGTTGAAGTACGGGAATGAGAATACGCCGGAGGCCGAGGCAAGCCGTTGGTCGTTCTTGTAGAGTTCAACCGTGCCGGCGTCGTAGTTGGTGACATTGGTGACTAAAGCCCACGACCGAAGATTGAGGGCGCCCGACGACCTAGAAGTCGTTACGACACTCTCCGCCTGACTGCGAGACTCCGCGTAGATCCCAGGTGAGTTTGAGAAGTTAGACGCAGTGAGAGTTACGCCACCAACCCCGCCGGAGCTTACCTGCATGATGGTGTCGAACCCCCCCACGGCCGGGATTGCCGGGATATAGCACCAGCACGCAGCAGTGACGCCCTTCGACCCCATGAGCGCAGTCGTCATGTCGCCGCCGCTGCGCCGAACGTAGTCGTCGACGCCGTCGAGCACCATCATGGAGTACGGCCCCGGCCTCGGGGCGGCGATTGCCATTACGCATCGTCCACAGTGCGGCGCACGCCGACGACCCCATCGAGCACGGTGCCGATGGGTGCGGGCGCCACTGGCTGCGAGGAGCGCCACGCCGCGACGGCATCCTTGATGCGGCCCTCGACGTAGTCGCGAGCCTCGGCAAGCGTGGAGATCCCCTCCGGGACCTGGAAGGACATTGCCCTGTCCCCGGCCGGCAAGTGGATCGTGAGGCGAACCTCGCGGCTCGGCTTTGCGATCGCAGTGATCGTGTAGTCCATTGCCATATCACTTCTCCACTCTGAACCAGATGAGGATGCCACCGATGCCGGCGACGGGCGCCGCAGGGTTGGTCGTGGACGCCTTGATGGTGAGCCCGTTCACAACCTTCTTGCCGGCATCCTCGATGGCCTGACCCAGCGCGTTGCCGTCGATGTTCGGCGCAATCTGCTGCCCAGTGCTTGCGATGCCGTCGTGGACGCTAATCGGGCAGGCGCCGCCGGCAGCGCTGAGTACGGAGTAGCCACCGTATGCGCCTGGGCCGCTGAAGATGATCTGATCGCTCGTGTTTGATTGAACCAGATACGAATCCCAGGCGGTGGTGACGCGCTGCGGCGGGTTAGGCCCTACCCCAGGTGGGACACTGCGCTCCATCGTGTCCATTACTCGGCCCCTCCGGCTGCCGCCTTGGCCGCCTCTTCGGCTGCCAGACGCTCTGCCTCGGCCTTCTCAGCCTCTTCGGCCTCGATGCGTACCCGCTCCGCTTCCGCGGCCTGGGCTGCCTCGAGCTCGAGCCGATCGCGCTCGGGCTGGCGTTCTTCCTGTAAGGTCTTGCCGTTCTCGAGAACGACGCTGGCCTCTCCGACACGCTGGGCAATGTCCTCGAGGTGTCCTTCCGGGTCCGACTCCCGCAGCTGCACCGGGATGAGGTCACCGTACTTCTTGACGTGAACGATCTGCATGCTCGCCTCCTTCTGCACCGAACCCCGGGGGCATACGCCCCCAGGGGGTTGCTGACTGCCGTCAGGACGGTGTCGGTTACGCGACCGAGAAGACTGCCTGGGCGTTGCTGCGGCTCATCGTGAGAGCGCCGCGCCACGTCAGGCCCCAGTACCACTCGTACTTGTCATACGAGCGCGGAGGCTTGCGGGTCAGCATGTCCTGACCGTTGAGGGGACGCAGCTTGATGTAGTTGAGGTTGAGCATGTACATGCGCTTCAACCACGACGTCGCCGCGCCCGTCAGGGTCTGGATATCGTCGAACTCGGGGTTCCACGTCACGTTGATGCCGTGGAACTTGAGCGACTCGTTGCCGACCTCGATCGACTTGCCGAAGGCGGCATTGGGGTAGGCCATGCCACCGCCTGCGCCGTACGTCTTGAGCAGGAAGTTGCGCAGCCCGTCGATGAAGTCGCCGCCGGCCTGGATGAAGGTCGGGCGTCCGCCGTTGCGGATGCAGGCACGCCAGCCGATCTCGAGGTAGTCCAGCACGTTGCCGGTCGTGGTCGTGGTCGTCAGGCCAGTCTGCGCGTAGTTCCGCCAGTACTCGTTGCCGCCGGTTGCCCGGTTGATGCCGCCGACCGTACCGGTCGTGGGCGTGAGCGACACCAGAGCGTCGACACCGGTGAGGGCGTCAACAGACTGCGTGCCGTCCAGCTGGAGAGCCTGCGCGAACTTGTCAGTGAAGCCCAGCTTGAGCGCTTCGGTCTGCTCCTGGACCAGATCGGTCAGGGCAACCATCTCGTCGGCAGAGGCTTGGCCGCGGGGGCCGTCGTCGCTGAGGGAGATGCCATTCTGCAGCATCCGGTCCTCGTCGAGGGCGAAGCCGTCGTGCGCCGAGCGCCATGCGTACTGCGCCTGCTCGACAGTCTGTCGACGGTTGTACGTGACGACTTGGCTCCCGTTAAACCATTGGAAATTGGACTGGTAGCGAGCACGCAGCTGCTCGACGATGTACTGCTTGGCGCCGGGCGCGGTCTTCTTGCGCGAGCTCAGAGCCGAGAAGAGGGGGTGATCGTTGCCGACCTGATCGATCGGGTTGTTGCGAAGGTAATAGTCGAGGCCGATCTTGCCGGCGTCGGTGATTTCCTGAGAGGTAAAGGGCATGACGCGCTCCGTAGTCGTGGAAGTTGAATGCCCTGGTGAGGGGCTAACACAACCACGGAGGCGAACCCGTTTACGCCGCGGAGCCGATCCCGCTACCGGCCAGTGTGTCCCAGCCCCAGGCTGATCGCCTCCAACATCGACTTCGGAAGCGGCCCGCCGGGCCTGTTACCACTGCGAGGTCGCAGTGTCTGGTCACCCGCCGGTCGGCTGCCAGAGGCGTCGCCTTGGGACGTGGGCACGGTGATCATGTCGTATGCATCCTTGAGCACCGTGGGCCACATCTTTGCCGGGTAGCGGGACCAGAGCCCCTGCAACTTGGGGCCGAGTATAGCGGACTTAGTGGAAAACGCTTTGTCGCTGGCCGCCATTTGCCGGGTCCAGGTTTCGATCTCGGCGAGCGCAGCCTCCTGCTCCTGCTGCGAAGCCTCGACGCCACGGCTGGACTCTTCCGCTGCCCGCCTCTGAGCCTCGACTCGAGCCTTGACCTGCCGAGCCTGCGCGACCTCGAGGGCCGCCGCACGAGTCATGTCACCGTCGTCGACCATCTGAGCGAGGTCCTGATGCTCCGCGATCGGGTCGTACCCCGGAGCCTCCTTGCCCATCAGCTTGAGCAGCTGCGTGCGGTATCCCTCCACCATCTCGAGGGCCGCGGCGTGGTTGCCGCTCTTGAGCATGTGGTTGAAGTTGAGGTAGCCGGCGAGCTCTTCGTCGGTCGTCTGCGTCTCCTGCAGCACACTGACGATCGCGTCCCGCGCCTGTGACAGCTGGGTGTTGACGGTGCTGAGTTCATCGACGCGGGACTCGACCGCCTTGGCATGCCGGTGTAGCTCGTGGAAGCGGCCGATCGCCTTGGGCGTCAGGTTGCGCTTCTCCTCGGCCGTCAGCTGGAAGTCGTCGGCCTTTGCGGGCTTCTTCCCCTCCTCGCCTTCCGCTCCAGTCTTTGCGCCTCCTTGATCAGCCGCAGCCTTTCCTGCGAGTTCATCAGCCGGAGCCTTTCCCTTGTCACCTCCTGTAGCGACCGGCTTATCTGCCCCTCCCTTGCCGGGAGCTCCATCACTATCGGCTGCGGCAGCAAGTCCTTCCGCGATGGCATCTCGCATGCCTTCGACTGAGTCGGCGGGCTTCTTTCCATCACTGCCATCACCAGTGTTAGCACGACCGTCAGCATCGCCAGAACTACCAGAGCGATCGCCTGAGTCGGCCGCATCTCGCTCACCTCCGCTGCCGCCACCAGCATCACTATCGTCGAGCTCACCATCGCTGCCATTACCAACACCCGAGCCCTGGTCATCCCCGTCTCCCTCGATCGGCTTTCGAACGTAGAACTTCATCCACCACGGATTCATTCACTGCCCCCTGTTTCTGCGCTCTCGGGTTGCTTCCGCCCGCCGGCACTGAGCGCAGCCTTGCCGGACATGACGTTCTGGATTGCCACTGACGCGCCATCGATGAGCTCGCCCATGGCCCCAGCCACACCGTGCGTCCCGGGAACCACCCCGAGCCGCGATATCAGATCGACGGCCGCCTTCATCTGGGCCTCCTGCATCCTGATGTTGGCCTCCTGCTCGGCAGCTGCCTGCTTGGCCTGGATATCGGCGATCTTGGCCTGCTCCTGCCGCTGGGCCTTCTGCAGTTCCTCCTGACACGCCTGAAGCTCTTCCTGCAGCTGCATCGCTTGCTGCTGCAGCTGCATGACCTGCTGCTGCATCTGGGCTGCCTGGGCGCCGTCCTCGCCGCCTTCCTGGCCGGCGTCTCGAGGAATGAACCGGTCGACGTCGATCCGCTCGTCGAAGCGGCGCAGGGTTTCCTTGACGAGCTCGATCACGGCGTTGGCCATGTCCATCTGGCCGGCGGCGCGAAGCTCAGACACCTGCGCCATGCCTTCCTTCAGGACCGGCATGACCGTCGCCCAGTCCTCGCGCTCCTTCGCCTGATTCGGCTTGCCACTCGAGCCGGCACGCACCTTTACCCGGATCTTGTGCCAGATCTCAGGGCCGGCGCCCTCGGGCCACATTGCGCCCTCGCCGACGATCTCCTTGACCTCGGCCTCGGTGAACTTCTGCAGCATGATCTGCAGGGCCGCCTCAGCCATCTCCGACACGAGGTCCTCGATCGTGTCCTGGCGTTCGCTCTGCCGGTTGGCAAGCGACTGCGCCATGATCTGAGCCTCGGTGGCCGTCTTGGCCTGGATCAGGTTCGCTCGAGACGCGTCCGACAGGCCGACCATCATGTCCATGTCGTTGCGGATCAGGGTGACGTCGTACGCGTTGGGATCGATCGCGATCCCTTCCAGCTGCATGATGTCCTGGTTGATCGGGTTCTGCGGGTTGCCGCCGACACCGTACCAACGCCGGGCCTTGCGGGCAGCGAGCGCCTCAATGTCCTCGTCCTCGAGCTCGCCCCCCTTGCGGTAGATGCGAACCGGGATGGCCTCCTTGCGGGCCTCTGCGTACAGGTAGCGGGTGTGGTTGTACTCGTCCTGCAGCGCCTGCAGTAGCTCCACGTCGGAGATCGGGCGCCACCGCCCATTCACGAGGTTGAAGCCCAGGCAGAACATCGAGTGCCAGCGCTTCGACATGGCCGACGGCGTCATGGGCGGCCGGACGTACGCATTGGCGCCCTCGCAGAGCGTGTAGATGCGACCGTCATCGAGCGACCAGACCTCCCAGACGCACCGGTAGCACTCCTGGTCGCCGCCACCGTGCGGCTTGACCGTGCGAGACACCTCGCCAGTCTCGGACTCGTTGCCCGAGTACACCGCGGCCGAGTAGGCCTTCGCGCCTTCGAACGGCTTGCGCCCGTACCGTGCGAGGTACTCGGTGTCGGACATGTACACGCGCATGGCCAGAGCGCTGGCAGAGGAGTAGTCATCGAAGTCCGCGACCCCCTCGTCGAGGATCAGTGCGTCCTCGGTGCGACAGGTGTCGAGGACGAAGCCCTTGTAGAGGGTGATCTCCTCGGAGGCGAGCACCGCCTGCTCCTGCTGCTTCAGCTGGGCGCGAAGGGCCTCCTGCTCTTCCTTGTCGGTCGAGTTCTCCAGCTTGCTGGCAGTAGCCTCGATGCGAGCGATGTTGTCCTGAATGTCGTTGATCCGGCGAACCATCATCGGGTCGCCGCGGTACGACTCCTGCCAGCCCAGCTTGAGCCAGCCCACGCTCGTGGTCATGGTCGAGCGGATCGACGCCTTCATGCGCTGCTTGAGCCGAGTCTCGTCGACGAAGCACCGGTTGAGCATTGCCTGCGCCGTCTCGCAGAACGACTTCACCTGCTCGTACTCGCCGTCGCCGACCGACTCCATCGGGGTGACTGCGATCTCGGGGTTGCGAGCGTAGATATGCGGGAGCAGGGTGGCCTGCGTGGCGAACACGAGGTTGGTGCGGACGAGCCCCATGCCGTTCTCGAATATGCCGGCCTCGTCGACGTCGGAAGCGTTGGCGACCTTGATGCCGTAGGTGATCTGCCGCAGCTTGGGGAGGACCTTGGTGTCGAAGTCCTTGCGTGCGGTCAGTGCGCGATCGATGCGTTGAAGCATCTGCTTCGCATGAGACTTCTCGTCCGGGTCGACGCCTTGGATGCTCTCGTAGACCGGATCCTCCTGCTGGGGAGGGGAAGCTCCGCGTGCCGCCTTCTTCGCTGCTTTTGCCATCTTGGGCTACCTCGTGACTCTGGGCTGGCACTGCCCTGCGCACGTCGCCGCCCGGGATGTTGGGATCAGACTGCTAGGGCCTTGTGCTGGTCCTCGGGGATGATGATTGCCTTGCCGTCTGGCAAGTTGCGATTCCACCCGACCATGACACCCTGCACGTATGCCACGCACATGTCGTCCTTGTTCTGGTCCGACATTGCCACCGGCGCGATCGAGGCGCCCATCGTGTCCTGATTGAGCGACCTGCGATCACGGTACGACAGCACGATAGCCTTGGGCTTGCTTCCGTACCGGGTGACGTAGTCCATGATCAGGTTCGACACCCCGTCCAGGGTGAGGCGCACGCTTAACGTCTCTTGCAGCGCCGCCTTGTGCAGGGTGTCGAGTGCCATGGGCTGTTAGGCCTCGAGAACGGCCATACCCGTGCCGGACGTGAAGGCCGAGCAGCGGCCGACCATGTACCGACCGAGGCTGACCTCGACCTTGATGGATCCGCCACCTGCCGCACCGAACGCCGGGATGGCGATTTCGCCCGAGAGCAGAGCGTCCGCAAAGCCTGCGGTCGCGACACCGGACGAGTTGGTGTAGTAGTGCTGCGTGGCGTCGATCGAGTCTGCCTTTTCGAACACGATCGTGCCCTGGAAGACGGCCGCGCCGCCCAGGTCCATGGCCGTCGCAGCCGCAGAGTGGCCGGGCAGGAACGGAGTCCGGTCGCAGACGATCGAGACGGTCGCGGTGCCACCGAATGCGCCGTTACCGACAGAGCCGTCGAGGGTGGCTGCAGATGCGCCGACTGCTCGGAGCGTCCACTCGCCGTTCATTGCCGTAAGCGTAGTCACGCCGGCAATGGCGATGCGGGAGCCGTTGCGCTGGCGGTGGCCTGCGGTAACGGTTGCGACGATTGGGGTGGCGTTGGTTCCGCCGGTGATCAGGACGCCACGAGCGGCAGATGCGAACGAGCCCAGCGATAGGACTTTGACTGACATGGTAGTGCTCCATCGGGGAGATAGGCCCCCTGCCCGCAGAAAGACGGCGATTCTGCTGCGCCCTCGAGCTAGTACTCGTCTCGAGTCGAGCGTCCCTGTGGGCGCAATGATAGCCCCGGTAGTGCGAAAGGCTTCTCAAACCGGGAACATGTACCGGGCGAGCTCCGGGTCGCCGGGCGAAACCGGGGCGAGGTATATGCGAAACAGCTGCTCGGAGGTGTAGCCGGGGACGTGAGCCAGATCCTCTGGGCATGGCCCTGGGTGCGGGTCGATCGCCACGACACGCGCCGGAGTCTTCGGCAGCCGGCAGCCGTGCTCCCCCTGGATCTGAATGATCTCCCCAACCGTCAGCCGGTTCGCCCACTTCTGCGTGCGGACCGTGACGAACGGCAGGCACACGGGGTCACGGCTGAAGCCCATCACTCGCATGCCGGGATCTCCCAGTATCCGACGCTAGGCAATGGCGCGACCTTTGGCCGTGGGTGCCTGCGGTCGTCGACGCAAAACATGTGGAAAAAGCTCGGCCCCTTGCTTGGGAACGCATCCTCGAGCCGATCGAGCAGCAGGTCGATGCGACACTTCTGCCGGTAGGTGAACGGGTTCTTCTTCCCGCCTATGTCGTGGATCCTCCCGTACAGGGGCTGGCCACCTAGCCACGAGTTCTCGTCTTGATCCCTTACCCACATGGTGATGGGTCCATGGGCTCGTCGGCATGGGCTCCCCACCAGTCGATCGGAGATCGGTCGATGGCCTTGAACGTCTTCGTCTTCACGAGATTGACGACGTACACGTCCCCGTTAATCGACACCATGTCCCCGTCATCCGGCCCGCCCTTTGACGCCGTGAACTGAGCCGCTACCGCCAGTCTGTCTCGTCCCATGCCAGCTTCCCCAGGTTGCAGTCCGCGCACAGGACCTGCAGGTTGCCTGGGTCGAGTGCGAGGTGAGGATACCGGCTTCTGGGCCTTACGTGGTCGACATGCAGGGGCGCCGTTAGCGTAGGCCTCGAGCCGCAGCACTGACACCTCCCACTCGAGCGGAGCAGGGCCTCGTATCGGGCGACCCTCCATGCGGCACTCGTGTAGAAGCCCCGCGACGAGGGCGCGTGATCTTTCGCAGTCCAGCCCCCCTCGCTCGTGGAAGACCGGCACGTCATGCCCGAGGCTCCCCACGTCCCGGACGTCAGCCTTCGCGGCCGCGAGCCGAAGAGCAGATCGACCGCTAGCCGGCGCATGTCGGACAGGAAGCTCAAGCGGATCGAAGCCCATGGGAGAACGTCGCTGAAGTTTAATCCTCGCGATGCGCAGCTTCGACACCGGGTCCCAATTTCTGCGCAGGTAGTAGTCGAGGCCCATGCGACCGGCCCTCGAGATCTCAGCTGCAGTGAACGGCATCGCTACTCCCCTCCGGGTTGAGCTCGTATCGTCGATAGTCGGCCGCCCATTGCGCGACCTCGAGGAAGTCCGACCTGGGCTTCGTTGCTGCCCAGGCATCGAACTTGGCGAGTTGCTCGGCATTCGCAACGGCAAGCGAGTCGAGCATTTCGTTGAGCGTCACCCTAGTACCTCCAGGGCTCGCCGCCCAGCTTGTGGCGCATCAGAGCATCGAGGTACGGGTGGACGTAGGGGTTGTGATCCCCGTCGCCGGCCTTGCGCCCGAACACCTCAGACACCGGCGTGATCAGACGCTTGTCGAGATCCGACTGCCGTAGCCAATCGAGGGCGAACTCGATCGTGGACTCGAGCCCCTCGCGGGCCAGCTTCAGCGCCCCCTCGAATGTCTTCGACCGGACCACGATGCAGTTGCCGGCGAACAGAGCGCCGTTGACGAGCGTCAGCCCCACGTAGCCGCGTATCGAGAACATCCACAGGCCGAACCGATGCAGGTGCTTCTCGAGGTGGACGCCGCGGTCCTTGAGCTCGACGAGCTCGTCCATCGTGAGGTTCTTGCGGGTGAGCGCGAGCTCGGCCTCGGCCTTGTTGACCTCCTGCTGCGCCTCCTGCGCCTCGGGCGTCAGTGGACGGACATCCTCCTCCGCGCCAGTTCCTGCCTCTCCGTCGAGTCCATCTTGTCCAACCAGTCCATCGTCCATGCCTTGGGTCCTTTCGGTTTGCGTGCCTTGCGGATTGTCTTCGCCCGCGGCCGGCTCATGCAGGCGTAGCGGATCTCGTCGACCGGGTGATCTTCCTGGTCGGTGTCGATATCTTCGACCTTCAGGTCGTCATGCTGCACCGCCTGGAATACGCGGATCGCATGGTAGCAGTTGTCCATGAGGAACAGCGACGCGCTGGCAGGATCGTCCGGGTCCTCTCTCAGACGCTGGCGTATCTGGTCCCAGCCCGGCTCGCGACGCTTGTCGGCCTTGCGCATCTGCAGCTTGCGCCCCTTGTATGCCACCTTCATGGCGCGTTCGGCGAGTGACGGCCCGCCGTCCTCGGCCCACATTTGGGTGTCCGCCACGACGTACTCGACCTTCTCGTCATCCGGCGTGCGCTTGAGCACTCCGCTGGCCCAGGCCCCCACGTGCAGCTTGATGCCCACGTCCTGCTGGTCGGGCTGCATGCCGTACCACTCTCGATAGCGCACGATGCCACCTCGAGGCACGACGATGCGGTTGCCCAGCGTTCCCTCGGACGTCCAGTCCTCGTCCGCGACCGCATACCATCCGACGCTGAACGGCTTGCGCGAGCCCCAGTCGACGCCGACGAAGCGCTTGCTGAAGATCTCCTTCGGCAGCGTCTTGGCCTTCAGCACGTGGTTCTCGAGGCTGAACTCGGGGAAGAATCCGCCGGCCAGGATGTTCCAGTCGCCCAACTCCATGGCTTTGACTAAGGCGGGATCGCCCAGGCCGCGCATGCGGTTGACGTAGGTCGGGTCTGCTTCGATGCCTCGCGGGTTGTCGATCAGCCTTGCCGGCACGTACTGGCGCACCATGCCGCCCTCGATCTGCGTGGTGCGGCGCGGCTGGGTGGCGAACGGTTGCTCGATGAAGGTCCGCTTGACCCAGTGGTGGCCGATGTTGCCCGGGTTGGTTCCGCACAGGATGCGGGGGAAAAGGTTGTGCTCGAGCTTGGTCCCGTCGGGCATGACGTGCCCGGCACGGTAGTGCGCCGGCAGGTCGACGTTCACCATCCGCACCCGGAACCGCAGGTAGCGGTAGATCGACTCGGTGAACGTGGTGAGCTCGTCAATCATCAGGACGTGGATCTCGGAGCCGTGGTACTTGTACTTGTGCTCCTCGTCCTTGCAATGACACAGGAATATGCGGCTGCCGTTGGTGAAGCGGATCTCGCCTTGCAGCACCTTCGCCCACGGCTTGTCCGAGAGCAGGTTGCGGAACCCGGTCGGGCCCTCGACGTGGTTCTTCACGAGGTCGTCCTCGACGCGGCGGAAGAGGTACACCTGCAGGCCTGGGATCTCGATGCACCACGAGATGGCCGCCTGCCGCATGAGGTGAGACTTGCCCCCGAAGGCGGCGCCCCCGTACAGGATCTCGGTGGCCGTCGACCGGTAGCAGTACAGCTGCTTCGGCTGCAGGTTCGCCTTGAACTGGGGAGGGCCGTCGAATGGCATGGGTCAGTCCTTCGGGTCCTCGAGGCCCTGCTCCTCGAGTGAGATCACCCGGAAGCTCTGGTCCAGGGGAACGCCTTGCACGTTGATGATCACGGTGGCCGGCATCTGGCCGATGCCTGCAGCGCCTGGGGCGCCGTTGCCGTGGTCGTTCTCGGGTCGCAGCCGGTCGATCACGGCGTCAGCCGCGGCCTTCTTCGATTCGAACTCGAGCTCGACGAGGCCGCCGGTGTCCTTGTCGAACTTGATCTTGCGGATCGCGCCGGCCTGCTCGAATGTCAGGGCTTTGATGCCGACGAAGCTGCCCTGGTCGGTGAACACCTCGCGGCGATCGAACTCGAGAATGTCGTCATACGTCCGCATGGCCTTCTCGAGCAGGTTCGGGAACTGCGTCGGGAGCTCGGCACGCATGAGCTCGAGATGCTTCTGCACGTGCGGCCGCTGCAGGAACTGGTAGGCCCGCACCCGCGGGTTGCTGCCGTTGTCCTTGATGCCCATGCGACGCGCCGCCTCTGTGCCGTTGAACCGGCAGGCGATGTAGTGCTCGAGGAACGTGCGCTCGAGCACCGAGAGCGGCTTGAGCGGCTTCTCCTCGCTGACGGTCGCCACCGCCTTGCCGTTGCCCTTGGCCATCAGCTGAGTCGCTGCCCTGGCAAGGGCTCTGCTGCGTTGAGCTCGAATGCCCGCATCACGTCCTTGTGCCCCAGCTGGGCGAGCTCGAATACCTCGCACGGCTTGCCGATGTAGCGGTACTGGCAACGGTCGCCGTGAGCGCTGAAGATCACGATCGTGTCCGCGCCCAGCTGCTTCACGTCCTCGAGGGCCTTCACGATCTCAGCCTTGATCTTTGCCTCGGTGTCTTCCTGGTCCTGCCCTGGTTCGACTATCAACGCCATGTTTGCCTCCTGGTGGAAACGGCCCGGGATTCCCGTCCCGGGCCGGCACTGCTCCTCACGCAAGTCCCACTACCTCCTTTCTCGAGTCTTGATCATCCGCAGGTTGCCCCGCAGGTATCCGATGTAGCTCCGCTTGGGCGGACCGTTCCTGCCCACGTGGAACTCGCTGCAGTAGGGGCAATGGTACACGTGCGACTGCTCGGCCCATCGACGGCCGCGCCCGTGCTCATACGCCTGCACCGCAGTGGCGAACCGATGCTTGCCCTCGCAGGTAGCGGCGCGGCGCTCATCGGTCCTGACGTGCTCCTCGAGCCGGCGTATCACGTCTGCCCAGTCGATCACGCCACGAGCTCCAACTCCGGCCGGCTGCCGTCGAGGAACGCGTCACCCAGGCGCCGCTGCTGGGCTGCGTAGCGTGCGATGAGCACCGCCTCGGCCCGCCCGTGGTCCTTCTTCCGGGCGAACAGCGTGCTGCCAGGGTAGATGCGCTTCACGCAGGCCAGGGCCTTGTCCTTGTCGGCGTCGAGCCCGTACATCCGCTTCCAGGTGCGCGATGGCACTCGCATGGTGGCGAGCCCCAGGCACTCGAGCACTCCGCGGATGGCGCCGCGGCTGTCGCCCAGGCTGAAGGCGCCGAGCGTGCCGTGCCCGGCGTTGCTGCCGCCGATCTTCGGCATCGGGTGAACATCCTCGACCCAGACCTCGTCGATCTCGCTCAGATGCACGCGCAGGAACCGGCCGAGCTCGCCGGCATCGATCTCGTTGGTGCTGCGCCCCTTCTTGCCGGCGTCGCGCACCGGCATGTCGATGACCCAGTGCAGCCCGCCGGCAGGGCCGACTGCCGCGACTGCCCCGGTAATTCCCGGGTCGATCCCTACGATCAGGCCCATGTCAGCGGCTCCCCTTCTTGCCTCTGTGCCTCTGGAGAAAATCATCCAGCAATACCGCCAGGAGCATCGACACCTCGCGCCCGATCGTCTGTCCGCTCTGCTTCGCGAGGCGCCCGAACATTGGAACGAGCCGCTTCGGGATCGGGACGACAACGTCAACGTACTCGAGCTTCACCGGCCTCTTCGCCGCCTTCTTCGCCACCTTCTTCGCCGGCCTCTTCTTCGCTGCAGCCTTCTTCGCCGTCGTCATGCTTCGCTCTCCTCGGTCATGTTGCGGGTGGCGTGCCTCAGGTCTGCCTCGATCCAGGGCAGCGGGCACTGGTCGTTGTACACGCCAACGCACGACCGAATCCCGAGAACATCGACAGTCTTCTCGAATCGATCGTCCTGGATGGGCAGCAGCTTGAACCGCCCGGTCTTCAAATTGATGAACAGCGCCACCGGCCCCTCTGCCCGATGCGCGACTTCGATCACGTACGACGGCGTCATCCCTGTACCCTCCATTCCTCGAGTTCCTCCGGCGTTGCCGGGCGCACCATGCGCCGAGTCATCACGCTCGGAGACTGCACGTGCTCGAGGGTTGGCGCACCACGACGCTGCACCTCGATCACCTTGCTCATCGTGCTCGGCATCGCCGGGGAGGCGAGCCAAGCGTAGCCGCTCTCGTCGAACACGATCTCGATCATGCCGGCTCGTCCTCTGATTCCGGCTCGTCGTGAAGCGCTGTTAAGCGGCAGATCTTGGGTGGCCAGCAGACCTCGAGCTCCATGCGCTGCCACCGCATTTCCAGCTGGGCCTCGGCTGCACCGGGGCGCTTCAGCCAGAT